AGACTAACGATTTATCCGAATAATCGCTAAAGGGCCAAGTGAGCATTTCTAGACTTCGTGTTTGCTCTAAACACCTTGAATTTACAGGAATTTTTGCTACGTCTTTAAATTTTCGAGTTTCCACTTTTCGATACGATCGTCAAATGGAACTCCAACAGCTGGAATAGGTAGACGTGCTCTTCTACAGACCTCTTCCATCTGTTGTTGCCGTCTATTATACACATCTCTTCCATGTGCGAACCATTCATGCATCGCGGTCTCTATGCATGAAGCTGATACCTGACGTGGAGTTTGAACTTTTGATTTCAAATTGACATGAAGTGATTTAAAAATCGAATCTTCATCCAATGCACCCACAGTAGTGTCAATTTCAGGAATGTAAACACTAGTGCGTTTCAAAAAATCTGCACGTTCTCGTGGTAAAAAACGTTGAGACTCACCACTTTTGTCAGGCAAAGTGATCTTCATGCCGAACTCAGCAAGAAAATCACGATAGGATTCAAAATTGAAATCCCGAAAAGAATGATGTACCGAACCATTCAAATCATCTCCGTATGTCGTCATTGCGACACATTCACGAAAAGGAGGAGCTGAAGGATAATGATGGAAAAAACCCATACGCGTATAAATCGAATTGGCACAACTGTTCAAATGGACAGTGAGATTGTGTCCAGATGTGTTCATGCTATACAACATGATCATAGTACCATTCCAATCCACCAAAGGGTGAACAATGTCAGTCACCATCATTTTCATGACATGAATGTCATCTTCAGTGTATCCACCAGATGCTTCAGCCAATTGTATGAACAACGACCACACAAAATGTGTAAGTTGAGAATTCATTCGTGCATCATATTTACTGTAGTCTAAGGCCAAAACCTCATCTTCAGAGTACTGCCATGCGTGTTCCATCAAAACTTCCCACTGATCAGACATGCAGTTAAGGCCAACTGCACACTCAGATTCTATGGGATGAGTAGAAAGGAAACGCACAACAGGAAGAAAATATTTGCGGATACACAAACTCATAGCAACAGCAGAGCACTGAAAGACGCGCACCTTTTCAGGAAGTTCCCACTGACCATCAGGATTTTTAACCATCGCAGTAGGTTCATCCTTAAGAGTGGCACTTGTGACTGGATATGCTCTTTCACCGCGAGACCATGTCTTCAAAAGACGATCTCTCTCAGCAATCACTGTTTGTGATGGAATTCTGTCCAAAAGTTGACCGTCTACCACAACATCCTCAAAATACTTGTGCTTTTTGCCAAAGAGTGGAAAACCCATACTAGTAGACATTGGCAATGCATCCAAAAAACGAACTCCATCACAACCCATGATAGATTCTTTGTCAGTCAATGGTTTCATCTGCCCCACAATTGGTATCAAATCATGTAACCAATCATCCCCAGCTCTCCGCATAAGATTAGGAGGAAATGGACGGACTGGTTTAACCACATATTCAAGAGTTGCATTGTAGGCTTTCCAGTTGGGCTCTAAACGAGGGCCCGCCCATTTACA